TGCCAAGTTCATCAAACGGTAGTAACATATTATGACAAGCTCCACCTTTCGAAAAGAAGTGCTTATACAATTCCGTAATGTCGTCTTCTTCATAACGCGTAGGATCCATAAATTGAATATGCGGATAAGTGGATTGAAAATAAGAATGTAATGCTGATAATTCGGAAGGAATATCTGTCAAAGGACGAATAAGTGACGACGAATCTTTGCTGGAAGGTTGTTTTTGTGTAACTTCTTTCATGGAAAGTTCTTCTTGTCTTTGTCTTCTTGTTGCAACTCCTGCTTTTTTTTTTGTTTTCATTGTTTATATATAATAAATAAATGAAAATAAATTACGACCAATATTATCGTGATTTGTATGATATTTATTTTATTCCTTCGAAATATACTACTGTAGAGTATAGTGGCTTATATTATTCCAGTAATTACGAATTAGTAGAAAATCAAGATATTATTGTTCGAAAACCGCATACGATTGATATTTCCCATTATGAAATAATCGAAGATCCTGTATTTTATATGAGATATGATTGGTCATGGAATTATCATATACATTTCATTGAAAATTTACCAAATCTTTTTGTTTTTTTGCATCTCAAAAAGCAATACCCTACTTTAAAATTATGTATCCAACAAGAATGGATCTTTTTGTATGAAGAATTATTTCCATTGCTCGGTCTTGTAATTAATCCATCTTCGTGTATTGTATCTCATTATAATACGATATATTTATGGAAACATTGTCTATTGGCAGATTATTTGCAAGTTCAATGTTGTAATTCGACAAAAAACATCGATCCATTGCAACTATTTTTCATGGATTGGCTACGGTCGCGTTATACACCGTCGGTTCCTGTTCATGCCACAAGTACCAAAAAAATATGCGTTCTTCGAAAAAATACATTAGCGGGTAAAAAACGATACATTGTCAATGAAACGGAATTAATAGATCATTTGCGCCCTCGCGGGTACGATTTTGTTTATTTCGAAGAATTACGAACATTGAAAGAAAAAGTCGAGGCGTTGTGGAACGTATCTGAACTGATCATGCCACTTGGTGCAAATATGGTGAACATGTTTTTCAACCCTTTGTCGTCCATACAAAAACTAACCATTTTGGTTCCAAATGGTTGTCAAGACTATTCTTCATGGATATTCCATCAACTTTCCACCTTCTGTCCGAATATTCCTAATGTTGAAAAGATTCTGTGTGAACAATATGCATATGATGGGGAAGGCGATGTTTTTAATCGGCCTTATGTAATTCCACTTGATTTTCTAAAAGGGTAACTCCCATTAGTTCATTATATTTAGGGACGATCGACATGAATTTATCTCGGTCGCTGATAGATTTACTTCCCGATGAACCATAGTCAGTTGTCAAGCCTGGACAGAGACGGCTAATGACGTATTTGGAGCCACGTTTCTCGGTCGGTTTTATATACTGAATATATCTCGGTAAATGGTGCATAAGACGTTCGACTGGATCCGTGAATTCTTTTGGATCCGCAATTTTCGGTAAACTATCTTGTGAAGGTATATTTTCTTTAAAAGGGGTGAATATACTTTCTTGAATTATCACTTCTTCATGTTTTGTATCATGATATTCTTTCATATTATCAGAATGCGTCCCAATATATAAATCTTCTAAGAAATTACGATATGTACCGTCTTGATTAAGGGGCGCCATATCATCATGAAGAATTTCACAATTTTCAGGAATATCGCCCATGAATGTTAACCAAATAACTTTATGAATATAAATATGTTGTTGATTCAAATTGGTGAGATTGTATTTCGATGACGGACTGTTTCTAAAAATTTTTAAATAAATTCCATATTGATTTTTTATTCTACCATAATTAGAAGCATAATAGAGCTTATCGCTATTAGTTAAAGATTTTGGAATTTGTTTCCATGATTCATTTGATAAATCGTTACAAAATGTTTCGAAATGAAAACCATATACACTCAATTGTGGTTTAAGAAGAGCACGTGAAATTTTGCTTTCAATACTTTTTGAAGTTACATTCGTTTTACCCATGTAATGTTGTAAAAAGCTTGAACATTTAGAAATGCTACGAAATGATCCGATAGGTATAGCCTTTGTATAATCGTTCGGATACTCATCTGATTTTTTTTTAATAATGATATATTTACAATGTTTTCCACCCTTGTCATGTGACTTTTCAATGGAAAGTTGTTGATATGAAATACTATTTTCTTCAACAGTGCTCCATTTAAGATTAAAAACACTACGATCAGTGTTAGAATAATCTATTTTTCCGATTTGTCCGTTGGGCGATACATTTGGAAAAGCAGATGTTAACATACATCTATATTGATTAAATTTTAGATTTTTCACGCCTTGAAAAAGGGAAAATTGATCTTTACAGCACGTCAATAATTGGTCATTTACTAAAGATTTAATTTTACAAGGAAAGGAAGCTTCGTCAGTTATCATTATTTCATAATTATCGAATTCGAGCATACAATCATTATGATAACATTTTAAAGGAATCCATTCAAATATTTTAAAATCTCCATATAATAAATGTTGTGCGATAACCATTTTAATAATTTATATCGTAAAAGCTTTATATACTGATCAATCATGGCACTTAGTTCGAATACGCAAGCCCTCCCATGCCAGACATGATTCGTAGTACATTGTAGTTGGTAGCGTACACACGGACTTTGCAAGAACGTCCTCCAGCAACGGCGGTAGGAGTGAGAGTGAGTTGTAGAGTAGCATTATCAATACGAGACATGTTGCAAGTTCCACTGGGTTGATGTTCTTCGGGTTTTAGTCCGAAAGAGTACACGTTAATACCAGTAGGGGGCACATTCTCGTGGTGTTGGTAAGGTTGCACAAGGTTGAAATAACGACCATCACGCTCCGAGAAACGATCGTGACCATTCAGTTGGAGTTTGGCAACTGAAGTAGGATTGTATCCTACATCCCATAGAGGCAATCGGGCACGAGGATAGGCAGGGTTGTAGAGGGAGGAGCTATTTCCGCAGTGTTGAGAATCGAACACACCATGTCCAGGTAGACCAATACCACCCACGGCGTTACCAGATGCATCGGCAACACCTGCCACGACATATTGTCCAGAGCTATAAGATCCAGTAAGAGGCAGAGCTTCGGGATTAAACACAGCCGCGGCCGCATCGCCTCCCATACCACCACCCAGAGGGTCGGAAGGAGTTCCAGTGTACCACGTCTGGTCCAGAGCATCTGTGTAATTGAACCATTGAGGTCCACCGACAGATTTAGTTCCAGAAAGATCGACGTTGGCATCAGGTTGCACAACCCATACAAGTTCTTTGCAAGGATGGTTGAAGTTGAGTTTAATTTTATTGGAACTGCTAACCACCGTCTCATCTCCAGTGAATTGGAGTTGTTCGATGAGGTATTCATGAGACACCTGAGCGAATCGTCGGCGTTCATCGGTATCGAGATAGATGTAGTCGACGTAGAGAGACGCGGCACGGAGCACGGGAGTCTGACTGGCATATTTGCCAGTTGCCCAGTAGCATTCACGAGCATCGCGGAATTCGAGATTGATTTTCACCTCATGATATTGGAGAGCAATCAGTGGCAGAGCAAGACCAGGATTGCGGCAGAAGAAGAATTGAAGAGGGACATACAGAGTGGTCTCGGGTACAGTGGTACTTTTAGATGATTCATCATCACCCGAGTACACTTGAGTAAGTGCAGGAACATTACCGACCATATTGGCATAACCAGCAACATGTCCACTGGTTTGAGTCAGTTCGTTCCAGATATGTAGCCAATCACCGTAATGTTTATCGATACGTTGACCACCAATTTCAATTTCGACGGATTTGATCAGGACATGACCGATCCAGTTGAGCCATCTGAATTTATCAGAGGATGAAGGAAGAGAAATTTCAGGTAAAGTGACTTGGAGATAAGTGCGGTACATGAGATCACCGTTACGAGAGATCGTGCAGGTTACCTTTTTACCAAAATCGGCGGATCCGTTGAAGGTTTGTTCAATGGACTCCATCGAAAAGTTCGTGTGACGACGATACACTACTTTAAAGAAAGTAATTTGAGGATTTCCAGTAAGATAGATGTCTTGAGCACCGTAAGCTACTAATTGCATAAGTCCGCCTCCCATATTATTTTTATAATATATCGTTAGAAAAAAAATTTACGAAAACCGCAATTAAAAAAAAAAAAAGAATTTAAAAACGTATTTTGTTTTTTATAATAAATATGGAGTCGTCGAGCAATGATGGTCAATGGTTAAGACGAATTGATACGATTTTAGAAAATCATCTTCAGTTATTACATACATCTGATAATACGAACGAGGTATTCCAAGTAAAGTATTTTATGAAATATTATGAAATTATATATCACGTAGTTTGTTTTCAAGAACCGCTTTTGCCGACCGTTTTTACTCACGTAAATGACAAACTACGGTCGCTACAAATGACATATCTACAAACACATTCTACGACAGATCCCATTATGAATCTAAAAGAAAATCACCGAAAAATGGACGTTATTATCCATTCTTTGTCCCTCATATTTTATCCCATCTTGAAATTGAAATTTTGTGAAAAATATAATATACCTTCTTATGATTCTATTCTAAAACAATGTATGATGGAATATGTAATTACACCCCACATAGCAAAGTATGAAATTTGGATTCGTGCAACGTTTTTAACTTTAATACTAAACGAAGAAAACATGTCTTATGAAAATAAAATCATATTCACCGACAAAGGATTGAATGTCATAAACTCAATTCATGATATTTTGGAGATTCTGTCACACTATGAACCACACCAAGTGGAACGTATTGTATACGATCTGCATACCATTAATTTACAAGAATCAAAGTCACTTCTACTTTCGATAGAATTTGAAAAAAAGAAAAAACATATAATTTTGCACATGATCGACAAATTCCATCTACCAAAGGATCATCGTTCCTATACGATGTTTAAATTAAATTATCAAATGTATGAAGACATTGAGGAAATTATGAAACACCGAGACATTTCATCTTTAAAAACAATTCAAACTCATATTCAAGATTTGACGTACATGGAACGTCAATGTGTGGATAAAATTATCGAAAATCATTTCCATGAAGAATTGTGGAAATCCATTTTTGAAATTCCACAGGAATCGTTCTATTCTACGTTTATTCCTGTTGTAACACAGTATCTGTATTTTGTGAGATCGGTAGAGCTAATATACGTGTCGATGAGAAACACAATTTTGAAATTTTTCTATTCTCATCAACCATTCAATGATATTCTGGTAAAAGAAAAACAGTACTTTTCATCAATTACACATTTTTTCAGTGAATGGTTGTGTCAAATTGTATTGAATAGTAATGATAGCGATATCCAACAAAAATGTTTTTGTTATTTTGAATTTTTCACTTTCGCTGAAAACAAAGATAGTATTATTGAACAGTACATCGAGTTCTGTGAAAAAGAATTATTACTTCGTGAAAACACTAATTTAAATAATCATGTTATCATTTTATATCATTTGGAGATTCACTTTGTGAACCACTTTTATACTTATAAATATACGCGTTTGATCGAGGATTATAAGGAATCCCATGAATTATTCGGAGACATGTGTTTGATATTATCGTTTAATATCTGGAAATCTCCCTTGTCGATTTCTCAGACCGTGGAACCCATCACATTTCACCCCTCTATTACAGATCATTTGGCAATCTATGAAATGATCTTTGAAGACAAATACTCGCAAAGAAAAATACAATGGGATTTATTCCATACCATGGGATGTTATGAAATTACAGATGAAACTATCTATATTTTACCAATCTATGCGTTAAATTTGATATTAATTCATAAAGAAAGAGACAATGGTATATTAAGGTACCACCCTTCATTAGAAATTCCAGAAAAACATTGGAATTTTTGGTTTTCGTACATAGAAACGAACGGATTATTAGACGATAACCAACGTATAAAAATATTACCCAATGGAATGCATGAATATCCCATCCCCGATATTCGAGTTTATTTGGAAAGTTATCTTGTCAACCGTACCCCCATGACAACCATCGAAACGATGGTAGAGCGTCCTGAAATAGTACAGAGCACGATGATGAAAATTATGAAGAGGAAAAAACAATGTAAAGCGGAACTTTTACGATCGGAAGTAATATCCGTCATCCAGCTATTCACGGTTCAACAGGATTTCTATGAGACACAAAAACAGAAATTAATTGAAAAAGAGTATTTATCGGAAGGAGACGATGACATGATTTATTATGTAAATTAGAGTAGATCTTCTCTTTTGACAACATTGATCGTTGTTCTATTTTTTTTACATCCGTTATATTGATCCATATCGAAAGATTCATTTTCTTGCGAGGAGTGAGATTGGTTATATTTCCAAAAAATATCGGCTCCCATACGAAAATCGGGGTGGGGTGTCGCTTTGTACCAGAAGACTTGATCTTCCAGTTTATTGGATTTAGCATTATTATGAATCACTAAACACTCATAATTTTCAGTACACTGATCCATGACTTGACAGAAAAAATCAAACGATGGAAACATCCCCGCGTAGCAATCATAGACTCTTTTGCGATTACAAAAAATGTTTTCTCTTAGGATAAAAACATAATCAATGTTTGTTCGCAAATTGGGTGGAATCCCTAATGCATATTGCATGGTAATGACGAACAGTGTTTTGTAATGTCTTCCGTTCATGAAGAAACTTCGAATGTATTTACTTTTGGTCCACGAATTATCGTACAAACAATCGTCTAAGATAAGGAATGTCCTTGCATCGATATTGGAAGAACCCGAATCCGCAATTTCCTTGTTCATTTGTTCCACGACTTTTTGTTGTCTTTTTAATATTTTAACGATCGTTTCTTCTTTGTACTCATTATGGATGAAAATCGGCGGAACAATACGACTATAAAATTGATTCGCACCTTCTGTGGCAGAGACAACCGTTCCTACAGGAATATCTTGATGATAGTATAACAAATCCTTGGTGAGAAAACTCTTTCCCGTTTCTCGTTTACCAATCAATACCACTACTTTGTCATCGCCAATGGTAGACATATCGAATTTTTTCAACTGAAGGTTCATTATTGATATTTTTAAATAAAATAAATGATATTTTCTTATTTCCAAATATAACGACATACGAAATAGGTGAATGCTGTACAACTACAAATAATGGTTTTCAAAGAGAAAAAAGAAGATCGATGATTGAATACAATTTGATGAAAATCCGAAAATTGTTCCCGTTTTTCTTTAAGTAACCAATACAGAGCTGTGATTGTTTTATCATCTATTTTAAAGGTTAAATTGTCTTCGTTCATTTCCAAAACGGACCATTTTGCAAACAATTCTTCATCCAGAGTTTTTAGTTGTTCAAGGTCTTTCTTGGTTTTCTCGATATTTTCTTCTTGAGATGTCATGGAAGCGACTTCTTTCTCGATTTGTTGGATTTTTTTAGAAAGGACGTCTTTCTTATCATGGATGGAAATAAAATCAAAATTATCCATAATGGAACGCGATTCATCAATTCTTTTTTTTTCTTCTCGGAGATGATTTAGAACGGTTTTTAATGAATGATACTTACTTTCTTGGGATAAAAAGGAATATAAATCTTCTTCTTTTTTTTTTCGTCTCTCGAAAAGATCGTATATTTCTTCGAAGAAATGATCGATATTTTCATAAACATTTGATTTAGCTTGGAAGATGTAATCCATGATTTCTATGTATTTAAAAAAAAATTCTTTATATCATATGAAATCGCTTGCGATCCTTTTATTATTAATAGGAATCATTATGATTGTTATTGGATACACGAAATCAACCGTAAAATGTCCTTTACCGCGTATTGAATATCGTTTAGTACCTCAAACATTCTTAGACGAACAATTAAACACAAACAATGTTGATTCAACATTCAAAACAATGTTTGAATCCAAGGATCCATGGTTTGGAGAAGATCCAACCACCGCGACAACAAAAGTAACTTCCTCGGATGATGATCGATTTTATACCAGTCTATAAATAAATTATCCCAAACTTTCTTTCCTTTGTTGATGGTCTTGCTCTTTCATCAAATTTTCCTCCATTGCTTTTCGTTTATAATCCTCTTTTTGTTGTTCATACATAATATCCCGTTTTATTTGATTTTCTTTGTACGTTTTCATCAATTGATTCAATTCATTTTCTTGATAAACCTGATCGGTCACGTGATTGGGATCAGGATCCCATGGCAACCAATACCCGACACTTCCTATGTACACATGAAACGAAGGATCTACTTGATGTAAATACTGCGATCTTCGTTGAGCTTCTTCATAGGTTTCATAACACCCACGAACTTTCAATCCTCGAATCGTGGTCTGTGATTGATTCTTCTCGAAAAATTCGGACTCCAATCGTTGTTGATGGTTGATTAAAAAGGTCGTATACTCTTCTTCCAATTCAGAAACTCCAATTTCTCGGTGAAAGCGATCTTTCAGGAAGTTTTGGACAAAATATAATTCCTTTTTAGGTAAAATTTTCTCTGGAGACAAAAATGACAGACAAACATATTTTTGATTCGGCAATTCTTTATCGACTTCTAAAAAATCTTCCATTTTTTTTAAATAAAAACTTTTAATGTTTAAATTCGCATATCGATTTTTTTTTCTGTGAGTAAAATATCAACCCACACCATTAATGAAAAATCAAATTGACATGAATGAGATTGGACGTAGAATTGTAAAATACTTGTTAGAAGGTATTATGGTCGCATTTGCCGCAACGGTCATTCCTCAAAGGAAAAATGGTAGTTTAGCATTAAATTGGACGGAAATTTTGTTGATTGCTTTTATTGCGGCAACCACGTTTGCTTTATTAGATCTTTTCACTCCAAGCATCGGATCCACGGCTCGTCAAGGTGCTGGTTTCGGATTAGGAGCTACTTTGGTAGGATTTCCAACTATCTAAAAAAAAATAAAAAATATAAAAAAAATTAAACGGATAATATATGATAGAAACTAAAACAATATTAGAGACTATAAGTACAAATCCAGTTTCAATCATATTGATCACCTTCTTCTTAGCAGTAGGGATTGCTATCATATTTGGAAGCGAATGTTTGGGTAGTGAAACTTGCAATTTGTCGATTGCTCCGAATGTTTCTTCGATCCATGAGAAAAATGTGAAAATCGACAACGATTGTTATACACTCCATCAAGCACCTGTCAAATGTCCTCCCTTTCTCCATCAAAGTATCAATAACTACGAGCGTTTCATTGTATAAAATCTTTTTCTTTTATGAAACCAAAAAAAAAAAAAAAATGCAACAAAGACT